GAACTAGATTGGAACGATAAGTTTTTACTAAATTTAGTAAAAGCGGGGTATAAAATTAAACCTGATGATACTGACAATGAAATTGTAGACCGTTGGTTTCAAACAGTTTGTAGAAATATTGCTTTGGAAATATATGAACAACAACAAGCAGACCCTGATAATCGTGACCTACGTGTAATTCGGAGTAGAGATTTAGGTAATGGAAGAACAGAGGTTAGTTAATGAATAGTAGATTTGATTATGTGAAATGTAGCCTTCCTAATTGTGATAAAGGCGTAGGTTATCACAGGACTCAAAACAGAAGTTTTTTTGAAGGAATAAGCATTCGTTGGAAAACAGTTTGCGAAAAACATCGTAATAAACAAACTGGAAAACCATTAGTAGATAGATGGAAGTTACAACAAGGCTGTTCTAATTACTTAGGTAAGTATGGTTGTATTCCATGTACATCAATTATAACTGATCCAAGTCAATTAGAAATTAATCATATTGATGGTAATAATACTAACCGTGATGAATCCAACATTGAGGTACTATGCAGTAATTGCCACAGATTAGCAACAATAAAACAAAACCATCATTTACCCAAAATTGGTAAAAATAAGATTGGAAATAAAGAATTATTTCCTGATCTATGATACCCAAATAAGTTGTCAATTAAACAAAATATGCATATAATCTACGCATATTATCTAAATATATACTATCCCAATTATGAAATACGCACTTATTGACACAGCAAATACATTTTTTCGTGCCCGTCACATTGCGAGTCGCAACAGTGACACGTGGGAAAAAATAGGTATGGCTTTGCACTTGTCTTTTTCTAGTGTTAATATGGCTGTAAGACGATTTGGAATTGAACACGTTGTATTTTGTCTTGAGGGGCGTAGTTGGCGTAAAGATTTTTATAAACCTTATAAAGCCAATCGTAAGTTAGATGAATCTGCAATGACCGAAGCAGAAGTGGAAGAAAACAGGATGTTTTGGGAAACGTATGAAACTTTTACAACTTTCTTACGTGAAAAGACAAATACCAGTGTATTAAGGCATCCTACTGCTGAAGCAGATGATATTATTGCAAGATTTATTGCATTACACCCTGATGATAATCATTATATACTATCAAGTGATAGTGATTATGTTCAATTAATTAGTGACAATGTATATCAATATAATGGTGTAAGTAATCAACTAATTAAACCAACTGGTTATTATGATGAAAAGGATCGTCTAATCGTTGACAAGAAAACAAAGATTGTGAAAGAACTTGGTGATCCACAATTCTTATTGTTTGAAAAGTGTATGCGTGGTGATAGTTCAGACAATGTTTTTAGTGCCTATCCTGGTGTACGTACAAAAGGTAGTAAGAATAAAGTTGGTCTAATTGAAGCATATGAGGATCGTAATAAACAAGGTTTTAATTGGAATAACATGATGTTACAACGTTGGGTAGACCATGATGGAGTAGAACATCGTGTACGTGAGGACTATGAGCGTAATCGTACATTAATTGATCTTAATGCACAACCGCAAGAAATTAAAGATGCCGTTGACAATATTATTGTAGAAAATGTTCGTACTAAACTTACGCCACAGGTTGGAGTTCACTTAATGAAATTTTGCGGTAAGTATGAATTAAACAAAATTAGTGAAAGTGCAGAAACATACGCAAAGTGGCTTAATAGTCCATATAAAGGGAAATTACATGACAACATTCTATAAAAAAGTTGGAAGGCGATATGTTGCTGTAAGTGAATATAATGCTGAAGTTAGCGATAGTTTTAGTATGGGAGCACACTTAGTAGTTGTACAGCCAGGTTCAAAGTTTATAACATATAAGATAGATGAAAATTTAGCTGGTTTAATTGCTGCAGGAAATTATGCAAAAGATGTAATGGTAAATGCTATTTTAGAAGCATCTGAAGCAAGACCATCACGTATTCCCTTAACCCAAAATCAAGAAAAATTATGGGAAGAACTTAAAACATCATTTAATGATACAAGTTTTGGTATATATTATAACAGTGCGACACATATAGCAGATGAAGGAATCAAAGCTTTGGTAAAAGAAGCTGATAAAATGTTACAAAACCCTGCTGTAAAGAATGCGTATGACCAGTTTATGTTGGTGTATAAGTTGACTAAAGATGAATCAAGTTGAAAAAGATAAATTAATTTTTGATATGTGTATGACATATCGTCATGATTTTGGATTACATAAAGATCCTGATGACCCGCCATGGGTAGCAGGATTAACTCCTATTGAGCGTAAGGCATTAATAATTACAATGGAACAAATTTTTGAACACAACATTAAACCATTGTTAAGTAAGTATAACATAGACGAGGATAACAATGACATTAGTAGCAAAACCAGTGATTAATAACCAATATTGGGTTGTGACAGATGGGTCTAAAAAAGTAGGTAATGTAATTGCAGATGGATCTGGATTTGATGTTAAATTAGATGGTAAACTTATTCATTATAGAAATACAGATGATATAACTAAATTTACTAAAATACGTTTTCAAACTTTAAAAACTAATAAAACAAAAGCACAAGTTCCTTATCCTGAATACCCAACTACAAGCAAAATATATAACTCTATTTTTGATATTAAACGAAAGTTACATCTTTTTACAAAAAATAAAAAAAGTAAATGTTATCATGTAGCAGGTTGGTTTGTACTTAAACAAAACAATTTAAATATTGTTATTTTTTGTCCAAAATACATTTTTATTCAACGTTATGAATATTTAGGACCATATAAAACAGAAAATGAAGCAAATCAATTGATAAATACCATATGATACATATTAAGAAGTTTATTGAAAAAATTAGCTATTTAGATACTAAAAACATTAAGGATGTGGTTCTGAACATACATGATGCCAAAGGTCTGAGAGATGAAATTGCTAAGTTGTTATTAGACGTAAATGAATTACAAGATAAGAAACTGTCAACTACACAGGATATTATTACTTTAGAGGTCAAAGGTGGTACGTTTAAATGAGCAGAACACAACCAAAAGTTGTACTAGAGCATGTTGATAAAAAAACTTATCGCACTGATCAAATTGTAGAAGCATCAGGTATTTGGGCCGTTTTTTATGATAATCAACCAATAAATTTAAAATCACAAAATTATCTTAACGATCAAATCGCTCCTAAGTATAAAAAAACAAGCTTTAGTAATCCAGGACATGCTAGAAATTTGTGTAGAAAGTTGAATGTGCAGTTTAAAACTAATAAGTTTACAGTAGTGTTCATGAATTCAGGAACTACCGTGTATCCTGATATTGATAATGATTGTTAATGAGCAAAAAAAAAGAAAAGATTACAGAAATTGTTCTTTCAAATTTAAAGCATATAGACGAATATGCCAATGTTACTGTTGATAAAATATTTTTACGTTGGTGGATGACAGGAAGACTAAGTAATGGTATGAGGCTTACAGATGAAGGAAAAAATTGTTTTGAGTTAGCTGATATAGCATATTACAGATTTGATTTTAGTTTTATGAATCGCAGACCGCAGTACGTAATATTATCACTTACCACACACATAGACTGCCCTTATTATATAGGGATAGAATTTGAAAACAAAGTTAAAAAACCTTATATAAGATTATATGATCATAAAATTGCTATGATGGTAAGCTTATATGGTAATATAAATGATTACTTAATATCAATGGAGAATAAACATGACAGAACCAAAAAAAAGTCCCAACCCATTTATTAACATGGCAAATGCCAGTAAAAAGAATAACGCACAAGCGCCAAAAACCAAAAATCATAATGTTCCTAAACCTTCAAAAGGATTTGGGTCAACTACTACAGTAAGACGTAGTGGCCGTGGAGGTTAATTACCCAGTTATGTCAACGGTTTGTGTGTCTCATGCGTTAATATTAGTAGACATACAAAAAATGTCTAATTCATTTTAACTTAAAAAGGAAATTAAAAATGAAAGCAATCGCAACTCTAATCGCATCATTGTTCGCAGTAACCGTCTTCGCTGCTGATGCACCAAAGAAAGATGAGAAGAAGCCTGCTGATAGAGTAGAAGCAAAGGCTCCAGCTGCTGAAACAAAGAAAGAAGAAATCAAGCTTCCTGCTAAAAAGGAAGATGCCAAGAAAAGTGATGCAAAGCCAGCAGGAAAAGCCGAGGATAAAAAAGCCGAAGCTGCTA